TTTTTTAATGCTTCAATTGCCTGTCCAAAATTCATAATTTATTTTCTCCTTTACAATTTATTATTTTTCATTTTCCATAAATCTTTCAAATTCTTCCATGCATTTATAGCACAAGTCGTATGTGGTATTAAAAATGCCGTTCTTTGTAACCGAATTTCCACACAGTATTCCTTTTTTAATCTCTGCACCGCACCTGTCGCAAGTGCGCCATTCTTTTTGATGTTTCATTCTTCCACCGCCTTTTAAACTAATCCGTACATATATAGAATATCAAGTGGTGTTATTCTATCTCGCTTAAAAGAATTTCTGACAATATAATTTGCCAACTCCCCATCTTCCCATCCGTCCGTACTTGTCATAGAATCATAAATCCGCTTATATTCTCCGGTCAGTTTGTCAAATTCAAACCATCCCAAGTCAAGTGTTACTCCGTAATCATAAAATCCCCTGTCAGACCACTTTCTGACATAATACATTAACTGCTTATATGAGAATCCAAGCCTTTCAAAAATATTTCCAATAGTTCTTATGCTCAATTCTCGATTGCTTGAAGGCAATTTTCTTTTCTGTTCATTCACGCAAGCTCTAAAAAATATTTCTTCTAATGGTTTCATTCTTCCACCAACTTTCTAAGCACCATACATAAACATATTTCCAAAATGGGAATCATTTAGTGCTTTTTCTAATTCGTCTTTGTACCTAAATAGGCTTAAAGGGCTTTTTATTTCTTCCCTCAATACAGGTGACATATTGTCTATCAAAATGCTTTGTGTAGCACTTGCAAGGTTTTGTTGTGGCAAATCTGCTAAAGCGCATAACTCCATTCTTTTATGGTCGCATTTTTTCAGATTTAGGGCAACTTTTACATTTTTCTGCTAATTTACTTAAAGGTTCCGCCATTACTACACCAACTTTCTACCGCAGATAGGGCAATAATTGATTTTTTTAACCAATCCGTTACTACCGGTTCCGTGAACGTCATATCCAAATGCAATAATTTTGTTCGGATATTGTATTGCAAGTCCATAATCGTTCGTCTTTCCAATAGCCAAAGGTTTTCCTCTTTCACAAAATTCACACATATTACACCTCAATCCCATATTCTTTGAAATGGTTTTCAATATCTTTAGGTATCTCAACGCCTAGTTCTTTTGCCCTTTTAAATGCTTTTATTTCTTCATTTGTAGGCATATTAGCAGTTCTAAACCATTGGTCTATGTCAACATGTCCACGTTCTAAGCTATTATTAAAATCTGTGCAATTATAAGCTCTTTTAATACATTTGTCTTGTGGATAAATAATATGTGTTTTTATATCTCTGTCGGTTGTACAATCTATCCCGGAACTATATTTTGCACATTTTTCTCTGTATTCGCATATATCGCATTCGGTATTTTTCTCTTTATATTTTCGAGGCCTGTATTTTTTAAAATCCTTGCACTCGCAGTCAAGTGATGTATCATTCCCTTTTTGACAATTATAAACCGGATATTCTTCTCCTATTTCCTCATCAAAAACAAAATCTTCATCACAATATTTGCAAATTGAGCAATCTTTCATATTGCACCTCAAATCTTCGTAAATATATCCAAATCATAGTTATCTCTGATATAGTCAACAACTTCCTGTAATTTGCTTTTCACAAATTCATCTTTGGCAATATCTGGGTGTGCGTAAAACATGCAACTGTCTTTCTTTCCGTCCGCTTTATATTTACGATAGTCAAATGTCATTGTAAACAATGGTATTCTTGTTAAATTCTTTGTCTTATATCTTATCCAACAATTAACAATTTTCTTAATCATTATTTCTCCTTTGCCTTAAACAGTGTGTCAGGAAATGGAATGCCTAAAAAATGCATGTTGGCATACTTCCTAAATGTCGGCACGCTCATACCGGCTATCTTTGCTGCTTGTGCCTGTGAACATCTGCCATATGCGTATTCCATCAATCCCTCTCGGAACGAGTCAATATTTCGCGTCTTAACTCCTTTTGCCATATCTATACCTCCGTTTAGTACTCTATAATGCCTTGTGCCAACTGTAGCAGATAGTCGCTCTTAGCAAAATGTGTTATCGAGTAGTTAGTCTCTCTTCTATGCGTCCGTCTGAAATGCTCGTTAACCATTCTATCAAGCCCAGTAAGCCCTGTTTCATCTGCTAGGTAAACATCTGTCCACTCAAAGTGATTATGCTCCGTATCGGTCACATTAGAAAGCGACAGGCATACATTAGTCAGAGTCTTATCGGTCAAGATTGGGTGAACCTTACAAAAATAGTTTTCGTACAGGTTCATGTATCTGCAAAATGCGTTTTTGACTACTTCTCCGACTGTCTTGTTTTCAATACTGTTGTCGCAGATTTCAGAGAATCTATTGACCATATCATCTATCTTTGCTTGCATATCCTTTCGGGCGACTCTTGCCGTCTGTTTCTCGGAAACAGATGTATGTACCTCTCCATCAATGCTAGTTGATGTATGTACCTCTCTTGTAATCTCTGAATCATAATCTTTGTTTAAGTAATCTATGTTAGTACTCTTTGGTATTGCTTCGTCACTGACTTGTGTTTGATTTTCCATTGGCTCATTATTGATTGCGCACTCATGCGCATTGAATTTTTCATTTTCCGGTATTTCAATTCTATAATCACTTAATGGATAACCATTCTTTTTAAGGTCTTTTGCAATATTTACAAGATTTACTCTATATTGCAATGTTCTATCCCATTTATATTTAGGGTTATTTCGCTTTGAGATATAACCCATATCCACCAATTCACTGATATATCTTCTTATCTGGCTTGCAGATAAACCTAACATAACCTCATCGGCTAATTCTTCGGCTGTTTTATATATCCAACCATAGAAAAGCTCTCTTTCTTCTTCTCCATTGTTCTTCGCAACCTCATTTTCTTTCTTGATAAACTTATCGGCATCTGAAACTCTTTCGGACCAATATATAAACTGATTGAGAATGATTGCTTTTCTATAATCGTTTGTTATCGATAATAAATCTTCTCTAATTACTGCTTTTTTAATTTTTACGTCTGTCATATTTTACCTCCTACGATAGATAACCCTACGATTTATATAAAAACAGTTGTCAGGAGTTCGTAGGTTACTCTTTTCGTGTTGCAATCACTAGGCAACTGATTTTACCGAATTTTTAAAAAGGCAAGATGCACTCCATCAAAAGGTTTCCCAAAACACATTACAGAATTTTGAAGTGTCTCACCCCATTGCTTTCAGTCGCGCGTACCTACTAGCAACTTGTTTTTGTGTGTTTTCTTTTATTTTTCCGAAACTGCTATATTGCAGACCGTCCGCGTTACGCAACCGCTATTCAAGATATAACAGCTCGCACTAAACCGACATATGATTGATGTGGTGTGGATTTGAACCGCACGAATTCTTCTCGAGCAGAATATACCCTCCGGGTACTGCTTGCCACTTGCATACACATCAACTCACATACGGGTTGGTTTTAGGATAATACAGGTAACCAACAACTATATTTCCATTTCACTTGTATGTGAGAACGCCGACATCGTGAATCGAACACGAACAACATTTCTGTTGGATAGCTTAGCAAGCTATTGGAATACCTTTATCCCATATCGGCAAATAATTTATTGGCAGGACTTAGCAGCGCATTTTCTGTACCGCCCATTTAATCAAGCCTTGTCGCCTACTTGAACCAATAATTAATCGGCAAGGCTAGGAATCGAACCCGCGACAAATCAGCTAATAGCCGACTGCTCTACCACTGAGCTACATGCCAACAATGAGGGTGAAGTCTAAGGAGTGGCAACACCCTCCGGAGATATAAATTTGTATGTGCTGTAGGAAA